GATGGGAAGCTCGCCATCCCGTTGTTGGCGGAGACCTTGCTACACGAGGTACTACACGCCTGCATATTCCACTCGGGCTCTTATCGCCCGGATGATGAGGAAGCGTACGTATGCGCAATTGCACCAACATTGTTCAGCGTGCTGCGGGAAAATCCCGAGCTGCTGAGCTTCCTGACTACTGCGGGACGCTGAAGATGGCGACCGCGAATGATGTGGTGCAGATCCCATGCCCTATGTGCAGGGACATTGGGGCTCCCACGACGCTGACCCAGGGCAAGCTGCAAGTAGTGTTGCAACAGAAGCCCATGCGGAATGGGCGGGGTGCAATTGTTCAGTGCGAGGTGGAGATTGATACCCGTGCGCTAGAGATGCACATACTGGAAGTGCACTCATGAGCCACCACCCGCGTTGTAACGTGCACTGTGACGGTGACAACCACTACCTTGAGGGCCGCACTATGAGACGGCACCAGATCAATGTGATGTCACTCCTGATCATCTGGGCCTTGCTCATGTTGGGGCTCAACTTGTTCGGCTGGTACATGCTGATGACAGGCTGGAGGCCATAGGTGGGAAACAAGCGACGTGAGACGCCTTGCATCATGTGCGATTCCTCGACTGTGTTCTGGCCGGACGCGGAGGCCATTGATGTTAAGTGTGCTCTCGTGGCCGATCATGATGGGCCGCACGAGGATGACGATGCGATCCTGCGCTGGGACGACAACGGCGAATGGGTGCCGGGAAACATCATCTGGCACGGGCCACAAGAGTAAGCTACCCGTCAGACGGCAATCGAATATGGGAGCGACTGTGAAACGTTGGATGCGAGTAGGACGCCACACCGGGTGTGCAACGTTCATCATCGTGGGTACGCTCGCGGTGTTTGCGTTCTACACTGCGCTGGTGATAGTGGCATGAGTTGGTTCGACACGGCGTCATTCCTCTTGGGTGCATTGGTGCAAAGCGCCGGGACAGTTGTCGGCGTTGTGCTGCTGGACCGGTACCGGAATCGACGCCGTGTCGCCGCTCGACACTCCGCAGATGAGGACAGGATTGCAGATTGGTGGCCGTGATGCCCGCGACCAAGAATGCATTTCGAGGCCTGACCCGCAAGTTGAAGCGTGCAGTCAAGGAAGGCAACTCCCAGCTCGTTGACCAACTACTGGACCACTGGGTGGACATCCGCGATCGGGCCACCGAGTATGATGCAGCTAAATGGGGTTTTGACCCTGAGCATTGGATGGCTCCCGAGCGCATGACCATGGAGCGCTTGGCCAGGGGCGAGAGCGCCGGTTACCGGCAACGCCCGATCCAGCACGCCGACTACCCAGACGCACCACTCGCGTAGAATCCTCGCGTGACCGCGACCGCAGATGTGAGGGTGACCAGCGAGCCCTTTGACCCAGCTCGCGTGCACGCTGCGCGTAAGGCCATCCGGGATGTGCTGTTTGAGAAGGCTGGCTACAAGCCGCATCCGGCACAGTCCAAGATCCACAACAGCACAGCGCGTAACCGCGTCGCGTCGTGTGGCCGGCGCTTCGGCAAGTCGATGGTCGGCGGGATGGAGCTGGTCATCGAGAGCGAACTGACGCGGATGATCCTGCCGGTGCTAAACTCCATTGATGGCCGGCGTGAGTTCTGGATCGTTGGGCCGGAGTACAGCGACAGCGCCAAAGAGTTTCGCGTTGCAATCCAAACGCTCAAGCGGCTAGGCGCTCCACTCGACTTTCCTGGCACATACCACAATGAGCGCACCGGAGATATGCAGATCTCCATGTATGATGGCAAGTTCCTGGTGCAGGCCAAGAGCGCTGCAAAGCAGGAGCGCCTGGTGGGCGAGGGTTTGGCCGGCGTCATCATGGCTGAGGCGGCGAAGCAGAAGGAAGAGACCTGGCTGCGGTTCATCCGTCCCACGCTCGCGGACTTGCGCGGTTGGTCATTGCACACCTCCACGCCGGAAGGCCGCAACTGGTTCTATGGACTCTGGAACGCTGGGCAGAGCGCGGAAGAGGATGAGTGGGAATCCTGGCGCATGCCTAGCTGGCGCAATCGGTTCGTGTACCGACAGCCGACTACTGATGCGCAAGTGAAGGCTGTGCAGCGTTGGTTTGAAGACCCACACAACTCCAGTAAGCCATTTCCGCGCGAGTTACGCGACTCGATTGACCCGGAGATCTGGAGCCAGCTGCGGGACTTGACGCACGAGGCATTCAACCAAGAGGTCGGTGCAGAATTCACTGAGTTCGTTGGCCGGGTGTTCAAGGAGTTTGACGAGGAATTGCACGTCAAGGACTTCAACTGGAACCCCAACTGGCCGACATACGCGGCTGTGGACTATGGATTCACCAACCCATTCGTCTGGCTGGTGATTCAGGTGGACCCATTGCACGGCACGACGTGGGTGGTGGATGAAATCTATGAGAGTGGCCTCACCATTGATGAGGCTGCAGCGGAGATCAAAGACCGTGGGTTGAACTACCCCAACATGCGGTTGTTCTATCCGGACCCAGCGAGCCCTGGGGACTCTCGGGTGTTGGAGCGCGCGCTGCGGATGCGATCGGTGGGCGGGACTGGAGGCGAGCTAGCTCCACGCCTACGTGCAATCCGAATGGCACTCAAGGTACGCAACCTGCACTTGCCCATAGGGCATGAGCATCGCGCCCCACGGCTGGTCTTCAACCGGCGTTGTGTGAATACTATTGCAGACATGAACAACTACCGGTACCCCAAGATGCGGACTGAGGCCGACAAGAACACACCGGAGAACCCACTCAAGAAGGATGACCACGGGCCTGAGGCGTTGGGACGATTCTTCATTGGGCACTGGGGTGACCCTAATGCAGCCCAAGGCGGTGTCACCAGCCGGGATGGGTTCAACAGCCGCACCGAAGGCTCACGGTAGGATTCGCGCATGGACAGCACTTACACGGATGCCATTGCGACACACGGTGGATCCCTGATCACGCACCTGGGGCTCGTGGACGACACCGGCACCGAGCTGACTGGCGGAGGCTACGCCCGAGTGGCGACCACCTGGACCACGGTGTCTGGTGGTCTCATCCGGCCCAACGCGGACAAGGTGTTCACCGTGCCTTCCGGAGCTACTGTGGCTGGGTGGCGCGGTTATTCAGCTTCCACAGCCGGCACCAACTACGGCGGTGCAGCTCTGACCGAGCAGTCCTTTGCGACTGCTGGTGAATACACACTACTGCAGGCAAGCACGGCCATCGACCACAACAACGTCTAAGCGGGGTTGGCATGGCACACACCAACCCAACGATCGGCCTGGAGAACTGGGGCGACGAACTCAACCAGGCCCTGGATGACATCGACAATACTGCAATAGCGGCGCAGACCACCGCTGACGGTAAGGCTGACGCGAGCCACAACCACGACGCCAACTATGTGGCGCTGAGCGGCGACCAATCCATTGCAGGGGTGAAGACCTTCACATCCTCGCCGTTGGTGCCCACGCCGGCAGCTGGCGAGAACGACCGGGCAGCGAACCGTGGATACGTGGACACTGGGCTCGCGGGCAAGGCCGACACGAGCCATTCGCACGCTGGTGCAGATATCACTAGCGGAACGGTCGCCTTTGCACGATTGCCAACGGGGACAGGCTCCACCCAAGTCGCAGCCGGTGACCACACGCATGACGCGAGGTACTACACCGAGACCGAGACCAACAGCCTGCTTGCTGCGAAGTCCGACACCACGCACCTGCATGCGGGGCAGGACATCGAGCCCGACGCGGTTGACCTTGAAGGTGCTGGGGATGTAGTCCTCAGCCGGTTGGCAGCGAACCAGCTCAACCTAGTTGGCTCATACCAGTCTGACCGGGCTAGTGCCACAGACCCGGCGTACCTCGCAAAGCAAACGGGCGACACCATCAACCGCTTCCAGATGCGGGCCAATGGTGAGATGACGTGGGGTGCTGGTGGTTCAAGCGCACGTGACGTTACGCTTGAGCGTGGCGCCTCTGGACGACTAACCATCACGGGCGACCTTCATGTAACCGGGTCAGTCACGTGCGGCACGAAGGCATTCCAGGCAGACTCGACCACCTTTACCGTGTCCGGCACCAGCTTCGGAAATGGCACGACGAACTGCGGCACAGCTTTCGTCGCTGGTGCGTCAGGAATGGCAAAGGTCACTGTTAGCGGGTTGGTCCGTACAGCCGACACAACCGGGACGAGCACTTGCTTCATGTCCACCCGCATTGGCACTGGCTCAACT